ATGGCGTCGGGACGGAAGCAAAATGCCGGGAACGAGATGGGAATTAGTCAGCAAGAAATTGCTACCAAAGAGCTTGAAACATAAAACGATAACGATGGAAATCATTTAGGAGGATAACATGGCAAAACTTATTCCAGATGCGATCATTGACCTGGAACTTGGGGTGATCGCGGCGGCGACAATTCTTGTCATCTGCAAGGACACGCCGACAACCTACGCAGACGCGGCAGGGACGTATGACCTGGCGACGCACGTCCTGACGCCTGCCATCGGGGGAGGCGACTTCACGTCGGGGGCTGGAGATGGGACGGGCCGCAAGCTCACGCTCGCGGCTCAGAACGGGATCACCGTCGATCACGATGGGACGGCGACGTATTACGTCCTCGGAATTTCGGCATCATCGACTTTACTTCTCATCGGGGAAATATCACCCCAAGCGCTTTTGAACGGCAATTTGGTTAATTTCCCGGCGACCGATGTCCTCGAAATTGGAGACGTGACCTAATACCCAGAAATATAGGAGGTCAACATGGCCGATGATGTAACTCTGAACACAATGACGGGCGGCGATGTTATCGGTGCCGACGAAATCGCGGGAGTCAAGTACCAACGAGTCAAACTCATCGAGGGCGCGAACGGGACAAACGACGGCGACATCTCTGCCGCTAATCCATTGCCCGTCGAGGGAACGGTTACGGCGAACCTGTCCGCGACGGATAACGGAGTCCTCGATACGATAGACACCGCCATCGATGCTATCAACGCAAAGTTAGTCACAGGAACCGTTATCGGGGACGTGAACTTAGGCGCAACCGATAACGCTGTCATGGATACCATCCACGACCACCTGCACGCCATTGACGGGAAGCTCGTTACGGGTACGGTGATCGGCGATGTCAATCTCGGCGCGACGGATAACGCCGTATTAGACGCGGCGGTTACTGCACTCCAGTTGATTGACAACGCCGTATCGGGTGCGGGGTACAATATCACACAACTTGGAGGCGCGGGAGTTCCTATAGGCGCGGGAACCGAAGCGACGGCTGTTAGGGTTACTCTGCCAACGGACGGGACCGGGAAGGTTACGGCTGTATCCGGTACGGCGGCAAACCTCAAAGCAGAGGCTACTATTGCGGCGGCTCAAACGCTGGCTACCGTCACGACCGTGGCTACAGTCACGACGCTTACGGGCGGAGGCATCGCTCACGATGGCCAGGACTCGGGAAACCCCGTCAAAATCGGCGCACGGGTGGACCTCACCCCCTCGACGGCAACCATCACGGCAGACAATGACAGGTCTGACCTTATCGCGGATAGTGACGGCGCGTTGCTGGTACGGAGCGAATGTACGCTCGGGGACTGCCTGACCGAAAGCATTTCCAACACCAACGGAACCGCTACGGCGAGTGCGGTCTTTACGACAGGCGCGGGCATCAGGAATGTCATCCAAACCATCGTCGCCTATAACTCATCGGCAACGGCTGGCTTCTGTCTCTTGACCGACGGGAGTGGCGGCACGACGCTGATGTGCGTTCCTCTCCCGGCTGGCGGCGGCGCGGTTATCTGTCTTGGCAACGTGCCGATAAGAACCACGGCCAACACGGCTTTGTACTATGACGTATCTGGGGCGTTGACGACGGTTTACCTCACCTTCGTAGGGTATCGGAGCAAGGTCGCGTAATGGGTTCTCAGACCTTCGATGTGACAGGGACTTGGTATTGCCCCGGCGGGGTAAGCCTTGTCGATGTCATAGCATGGGGAGCGGGAGGTGGCGGTTCGCAAGCGGGAACCCATACCGCTGACCCAGGCGGCGGCGGTGGTGGCGGTGCTTGCGCGACACAAACAGGAATAGCAACTACTCCCTGTACTACTTATACCGTGACGGTGGGCGTCGGCGGTGCGGACCAAGTGGCGGGCGGTCTTTCTCAAATTGTTATCGGTGCGGTGACGGTCAAGGGTGCTGGTGGCGGCACGACATCATCCATTACTGCGGGCTTGGGCGGAACCATTGCGGCTTCTCTAGGGACAACCCGATGCGCGGGCGGCGCGGGCGGAGCGGGTTCAACTACGACGACTTTGGCTGGAGCCGGAGGAGGCGAGGGCGGTGGCTATACCGATGCCTCGGCTGGGGCGGCGGGTGAAAGTTCGCACGATAACAATCCGACAACAGGTGGCTCGGGTGGCGGCGGCGGGCAGGGCGGGAATGGTGGACCTGGGTGCGTTGCGGGTTCGGATGCCGCCGGTGATGGCGTTGCTCCGGGCGGTGGTGGTTCGGGCGCGGCGGGGTCAAGCAACGTAGCGGGTCACGGAGCGGCAGGACGGATAATCCTGACATGGGTTGACGCCCCGGCAATACAATCGTTATCGCTCCTCGGAGTGGGTATATAAATGTCTCTTGTGACCCTGTTTCTTCCGTCGGGTGCGGCCGCAATCGACCTTGTTCCGGCGGAAGGCGCTCAGGCACAATCCTCTGACACGCCCGCACTCGTGCGCACGTGCATCTTGGTTCCTGCCGATGGGTTACAGGCACAGATCTCAGATACTCCCGTACTCGTCAAGACCTGCATATTGGTTCCGGCAGAGGGTGCTCAGGCGCAAGTTTCGGATGCCCCCGTCATTGTGCGTTCCTACGTCCTTGATCCGGCAGAAGGAACGCAAGCACAGACATCCGACGAAACGCCCATCGTTCGGACTTACGTCCCGGACGCGGTCGAAGAATTTCAGGCTCAGACGTCAGATGTCCCAGCCCTTGTTCGAACTTGCATCTTGGCGCCCGAAGAATGCACTCAGGAACAAGAATCAGAGACCCCGGCGATCATCAAGGTCTGTGTGCTGTCGGCAGGCGAAGGTTCCCAGACCCAAAGTGCCGACGATACCGCTCTCGTGCGGACCCGTGTCCTCGTACCGGATGAGGGAATACAGGCGCAGGAATCCGACGACGCGGCCCTCATCAAGACCTGTGTCCTAGCCATCGACGAGGGCTTGCAAGCCCAAAAAACCGATGATGCGGCACTCGTCAAGACTTGCATACTGGCCGCCGACGAAGGAGACCAAGCCCAGGCATCAGACGTTGCGGCGCTTGTCAGGACTTGCATCCTGGCCCCTAGTGAAGGTGCGCAGGCTCAAGTTTCCGATACTGCCTCATTCGCCGCTCCTATAGATCTTCATTCGGTCGAGGGAATACAGGGTCAGGTATCGGACGGATCGATCCTTACGCGGATATGTGCGCTCATGGCCGACGAGGGAACACAAGCGCAAATATCAGACGAGGCACTTCTCGACCTGAGTATCTGGCTTGCGATTCAGGAAGGGCATCAGGCGCAGGTGTCGGATCGTCCGAACCTGACTCAGTTGCACAAACTGACTTCGCTCGAATGTTGGCAGGCGGTCCATTCGGATAATGCCAGCATCACGACGGGAGTCTACGTCAAGCCGTCCGTTGCCCCCGTGTTTTGGGCATCAAAACGCAGGCGGAAAAGGGATCGAGTCTATAGAACATCATCTAGGAAAGCCGGTTTGAAAGAAACGGTTTATTGAGGAGGCTGACATGAGTATAGGTTGGTTTGTCGACCTTGCCGATGCCGAAGATTACTTCGACCTTGAACGCCTAGAAACCGAATGCTGGGATGACCTTATCGAATCTACGCTCCACCAGGAACAGAAGGTTATCCTTATGGCCTACAATCGCCTTTATTATGACCCACGCTGGGAGCTTCCGACATATGCTGAGGCAACGGCACTTGAACTTGTCACACTTAGGATAGCCAACGCCGAGGAGGCTTATTATCTAGCCTGCCATTTAGCAGACGAGGACCGACGCAAGGGGTTACAGGCGCAGGGAGTCATCAAGGCGGGAATAGTCAAGGAGGATTATTCCGAGACCATGCTAATGGCACTTCCTGTCCCGCCTTTCGTCATTGCACTCCTCCAGCCCTGGGCGGTCGAGGGGCCATATATCGGGGTTGCCAATCTCGCACGCGATGAAGAGCAATCCACCAGGACGAAGGTTCACAACTTCTAGAGCATCGGCATGAAGTTTACCGATCTCCAGCGTATATACGGGGCGGCCGGCCATGAACTGCGGACGCTCTTGCTATCGATAGACCTATTGACCTTCGATGGCGCAAAGGCCGAGGAGATCAAGCGCAAGGCCCGGCGTATCGTTACCTATCTCAATGGCGTATCTGGACGCTGGACGCGGCAGACGACGAAGGTTGCCTATGGGAAGGCCGCTGAGAAGGCCAAGGCTCAACTTTGGAAGCTGGGCAGGCGTATCCCCAGGGGTAAACCGCCCGCGCGCTCAGGCCCGCAAGTAGTCGAAGCAACCGCCGACACCGCGCTCCTCAAGGCGACGGGTTCGATCATGCGGACGGTCGAGAAGTTTGTCTCTGCCGCGCTCATGGGCACGGGCGCGACCAAGAACCTCATCGGGGTCGTGCAGGAGTTCGATTACGAGGATATAGAGGGCGAGATTGCAGACCTCGCCGCACAAGCCGTGAAACAGGAACTTTCGAGCGGCACCTTAAAAAAGCAGATCATGGATCGCTTGCGCGAACTTGTCGGTGACGAGAATTTTATCCAGATCGGAGAGCGCATGTATAACCTCGGAGCGTATGCGCGGATGGTCGCCCGGACGACACTTAGGGAGGCGCAGACTCAGGCGACTCTTGACCTATGCGCTCGATATGAAAATGACCTCGTTGAGGTCTCATATCATGGGACGGATTGCGATATCTGCCTGGAATATGAAGGGAACACCTACTCATTATCCGGGAACGACCCGGAGTATCCGATACTCGATGAACAGCCACCGTTTCACCCAAACTGCAAGCACTCTATTATTCCCGTGAGCGAGGCCGAAATCCGCGTTAGGGAGCGTGAGGAATGATCAGCGCATATCTTGTCGATCACGTGACCGTCGTCAAGGCAAACGGAAATGACCAATGGGGCGAACCGAACCCGACGACGAATGTTGCCACTCGGGGTTACGTCGAATGGAAGACAAATCTTGTCCGCAATCTCGCGGGTGAAGAAATTGTCTCGCCGATCCATGTCTATCTGCACATGAGGAAGACCGACAATGCTCTCGGGCGCGCGCTCGTGCACGCGGACAGGCTCGTCGTCGATAATAGGGAGCGATCCATTATCGCCATCCATGAACCGAAGGCATTCTCGCGTCCGCATTATGAGGTCTATCTCGCATAGGTGACAACATGGGAATGACCATCGACATGAGCGACTTCGAGAAGGGATTCAAGAAACTTGTCGAAGGTTCGGTCCCTCCCGAGATTGAGAAAGGCATGTTCCAGGCAGCGAATGCACTCCTCAAGGACGCCATCTACGAACAACCTTATGCACCGTTCGATGAGGGACATCTCAGGGCATCGGCACGCGTAGAAAAGATCAAGGCTGACAAGGAAGCCGTAGAACTAGCGACTGGGTTCAACATTGTATATGCGGCACGTTGGCATGAACTATCACCGGCAGAGGATGCCCGTATCAGCTGGACGCTTCCCGGATCGGGCCGCAAATACCTTGAATCCAAGATGGCCCGGAACGCCAAGCGATACCTCGATATCGTCGGCGAATATCTGAGGAGCCTACTCGGGGGATGACATGATGTTCCAAGAG